CTGGAAGTGATAATATACCCGTAGGTTACTCAGCAAGTAATCTACTACTGGTTTTTTAATTACTAAAGCACAAACCCCAACAAACGGTTTAACTATATTTGGTCCTCCTAACTCAAATTTTGCAGGTGCAGGACAGGGTTATATATTATCACAATACCCTAAACAGGTGATAACTCAAAATATAGACTATATCCTTAAAACATATGGTAATCAACCAACATAAGCTATATTCTTAAAACATATGGTAATAAACCTTAACTTTAACATATTTATAATAAACAAACAATTAAAATGCCTAAAACCGGAATATATAAAATTACTTCTCCATCAGGGAAGATATATATTGGTCAAAGCATTGATATAGAAAAAAGATGGGAATGGTATAAAAAAATAAGATGTAAAAGTCAAATAAAATTATATAATTCTCTTAAAAAACATGGTGTTAATTCCCATACATTTGAAATTATAGAAGAATGTAATAAAAATAAGATGGATGAACGCGAAATATATTGGGGTAACCAATATAATGTATTAAATAGTGGGTTAAATTTAAGATTAGGCAATGGTAAAGGTTGTTTAAGTGAAGAAACCAAACAAAAAATATCATCTAATAGTAAAGGAATATCTAGAAATAAAGGAATACCTAAAAGTAAAGAACATAAAATAAAACTATCAGAAGCTATAAATAATAGAATATACACTCCTAAAAGATTAGAAAACATGCGATTAGGAATGATAGGTAAAAACACAACTTCTATACTATGTATAAATGATAATAAAATATATAAAAGTATTAAAGAAGCATCAACAGAATATAATATATTATCATCAAGTATAGATAATATTCTTTCTGGAAGAGCAAAACAAACAAGAAAAGAAAAATTAGTATTTAAATACATTAACCCTTAAAAATTTAAACAATTGGGATATCTTAATAACACTATCGTCACAGTAGACGCTATATTAACAACTAAAGGTCGCCAACTTATGGCTCAAAATGATGGAACATTTCGTATTACTCAATTTGCATTAGCAGATGATGAAATCGATTATACATTATATAACCCAAACCATCCTTCAGGTTCTGCATACTATGGAGAGGCTATAGACAATATGCCTTTACTTGAGGCCTTTCCTCAAGAAAACCAAACGATGAAATATAAACTAGTTACATTACCTCGTGGTACCGCTAAATTACCTATATTAGATTTAGGTTACACAGCTATTGTAATTAAACAAGGTGCTTCATTGGCTATCACTCCTCAAACATTAAATTACTTAGGCGGTAATACATTCGAAACAAGTGGATATACAGCTACAATAGGTGATGTTAGAACAATGCAAACATTTGAAGGTGTTGGTATTAATACTCCGGCTGCTACAACTTTAAATACAACTACAACATTAGGTACAAGCGTATCTAAAACAGTAGTTGGTACTACTATAAACTTACGTGCAACTACAGTAAACACGTTGTTTGGTAGTAATACCGCGTTATATACTACATTAACTGTAGTTGGTAGAGATAGTGGTGCTAGATTATCTATTCCGGTAACTGTAACAAAAGTATCCTAAAAATATTATAAAAATAAAAATATATAAACATGGCATTTAGTCCTTTAGCCCCTGAAGATTTTGTAGTGAGTTCTGATGCTATATCAGCAACCTTATGGTCAAATGGGAATCCAACATTAACTACATTTTTTACCTCATCAACTCAAGAAGCTGGTTCATCAGGTGATTTTTACTTAAACTTATACCAAACTGCATCTACTGATGCTGCTGCGTCTATTCAATTTGCTATAGCTTATGGTAATGCAAACGGTAGTGGTAGTGCTAACTATAACAACACAGTTGACGGTAAATCTCCTACAGGTACTATTTTTGGACAGTGGCAAGATTTAGTTATTGGTGATGAAAATACAAATTTTGCATTCGGAACAATAACATCATCTCAATTTTATGCTTTAACATTTGATAGAACACGATATAAAGAAGCTTTATTTCTAGGCTCATTATCTTTAAGATTATCAGGTAGTTCTGGTTCAATAACTTTAACAGATGATAGTAATTATGTCACCACAGTTCAATACACTGAAGCTGGTAGAGTATTTCAACTTATAACTGGTTCTCAAGGTACTAAAGCAACTATTAGTGCTCGTAATACAGCAGCTGGATACTCAGCAAATTCTGGTTCATATGGTTGGTTATTACCTGATATTGGTTCTATTATCTTAAATCCTTTAGCACTAGCAGATTTTGCAACAAGTGGAGGTATAGGATTTCAATATAGTGGTTCAGCAACTGGTTCTTTACCAGGAGGACCTAATACTCCACCTAATAGAAGTATGTATCAAGCTATAAGTGGTGGAGCAAGTTTCTCAATCAATAGTCAAGAAACTATAACATCAGATTATATCTTTGTAAGACCTAGAAGTGCTGAATACAACTACTCAGAAAACCCATCATATATTTCAGGTTCAACTGGTGAAGTATTATATCCTTATTTCATTAACAATCCACAAACATATATTACTACAATTGGATTATATAATGATACAAGTGAATTACTAGCTGTAGCTAAATTATCTAGACCATTACTTAAAAATTTCACAAAAGAAGCACTTGTAAGGATTAAGCTTGATTTTTAGAGAATGATAGCATTTAAACAACTCTTAGCATCTGATGTCATAGTGACACCATTCGAAGTAAACAAATCGTTTACTTTTAGTGGTTCTGGTATGATTGCTTCTACTGTTGGTATAGATAGATTTTTGGGTAAGAATATAAATTCAAGACCATATATATCTGGTTCAAACCCAACAACAGGATATATATCAACCCAAGATCAAGAGTTAATATATAATTCAATACAACAATTATATTATAGTAATTATTTAAGTTCTAGTTATGGAGATAATGTAAATACATCAAGTATAGTCCCAGGAGCTAATGAAGCTGGCAATGTAATAGTAGGTACAACTCCATCTCCAGGAATGTACGATACTTACAACCAAACCACATTAACGTTTGCTAAATCATTCCCTACTGGGTCTAATAAATTTGTTGGAGTGATATCAGTTCCATCTAGATTGTTTGGAGATTATATATTACCAAACTCATTTGTATATTCTTTTACTTCAGGTAGTACTTACACACTTACAGATGATGGTGAAGGTAATTTAAAATTAGGTAAGAGTGCTATAGTAGGAAATATATTTTACCCACATGGTATGATTATTATAACAGATCAAAGTTTAGCATCTGGTTCAATTGTTTCATCAAATGTAACATGTTCATTTTCTTCTTCTTACATGATATATGAAACACAATACAAATGTACATTTAGAGAAAATGAATTTAACTACACATTAAATCCAACACTCCAATACGACACAAGTGGTTCAGTATATTCTTACACAACAAGTTCACAATGGGCTCCTTATGTATCAACTGTTGGTTTATATGATGAAGCTCAAAACCTATTAGCTGTAGGTAAATTATCTCAACCATTACCCACCAGCGCTACAACAGATACAACAATATTAATAAATTTAGACATGTAATATGGTTCAAATAGAAAAATGTACCTATGTTGAAGATCTAATAAACAATCCAGATTTCAACACAGACGAGTACTACGGTTATGTTTACCTAACAACCAATTTAGAAACAAATCGCCAATATATAGGGAAAAAAATATTTAAACACACCCAAAACAAAAAATTAGGTAAAAAAGAATTAGCAGCTCTACCTACTCAACGTGGTCGTGTTCCCTCTAAAAAGAAAATAGTTAAAGAATCTGACTGGAAAACATATTACGGCTCAGCAGATGAAGTTAAACAATGGGTCAAAACAACCCCCACAGATAAACTAACTCGTGTTGTGTTACGTTTATGCAAATCATCTAAGGAACTAACATATTATGAAACTAAATACCTATTTGATAATAACGTATTATCTGATAGTGAACGTTGGGTAAATAATAATATATTAGGAAAGTTTTTCCCGAAAGACTTGGCTCCCCAAATATAGGGTATTATATTGTAGAGTATGGTAAATCAAGCTTTGGTTACAATAATAAATTCTGTTTTAGGTAGTGGTAAATCCACATCTAAGGGCAATTATGCTTATCCTTGTCCTTTTTGTAAACACCATAAACCTAAACTTGAAATTAATTTCACTGAAAATAAAGAAGGTGTTAATCCATGGCATTGCTGGTCATGTGATAAACGAGGTAAAAAACTAGCTCAATTACTTAAATTATTAGACACACCAAAGGAAAAAATAGCAGAGCTAAAATCATACCTTAAAGTTGATGTACATGATATTACACCTACTGTAACTGACAAAGTTTATTTACCTAAAGAATTTAAACCATTACTAAACTCAAATAACTCAGTTATAGCTAAACATGCTATGGTTTATCTTAAAAAACGAGGTATTAGTGAAGATGATATTATAAAATATAATTTAGGATATTGTGAATCTGGAGTTTATTCTAAACGAATAATAGTACCATCATATGATGAGAATGGCGTGTTAAATTATTTCACAGCACGTAGTTTTGAAAAAGACAATCCAATAAAATATAAAAACCCAAATTCATCTCGTAATATTATTCCGTTTGAATTTTTTATAAATTGGGATTTACCATTAGTATTATGTGAAGGGCCATTTGATGCTATAGCTATAAAACGTAATGCCATTCCATTACTTGGTAAAAATATTCAATCTAATCTTATGAAACGTATTGTTATGTCATCTGTTGAAAAGATTTACATAGCATTAGATAAAGACGCTCAAAAGAAAGCATTAGAATTTTGCCAACAACTCATGAACGAAAACAAAGAAGTATATCTAATTGATATGCAAGATAAGGACCCATCAGATATGGGATTCAAACATTTTACACACATTATACAAGATACTGAACCACTAAAATTTTCAGACTTGTTATATAAAAAACTTATGTTATGATAGAAAAAAACGTAAACGTTAATAAAAAACACGTTAAACGACTATTAGAAATTGATGACTCTTCTAAAAGAGTAACAATAATGGATGATAGATATTACACCAGATATGATAAATACTACCCGTCCGTTACTAGTATTTTACAATATATGCCTAAAAATAAATTCTTTGAAACCTGGTTAAAAGATGTAGGACATAATTCAGATATCATAATGAGAAAAGCAGCGGATGAAGGTACACAGGTACATGACGCTATTGAAAGATATCTTTTAGGCGAAAAAATATCATTAATTGATGATAGAGGATTTTCACAATACTCGATGTTTGTATGGCAGATGATTTTAAAATTCCATGAATTTTGGTCTACATATAAACCAACACTAGTAGAAAGCGAAGCCCATTTATTCTCAGACAAATATATGTTTGCAGGGACATGTGATTTAGTAGTTGAAATAAACGGTGAAAAATGGTTATTAGATATTAAAACATCAAATTCATTACATACAAGTCATGATTTGCAATTATCAGCATATGCTCAAGCATGGAATGAATTATATGAGGAGAAAATCGAACGTGTAGGTATTATTTGGTTAAAATCTTCAAAACATAAAGCCGATAAAAAAGGAGAAAAAATGCAAGGTAAAGGATGGGAAATATACGAACCAACCCGCACTATTGAGGAAAATTTTAAACTGTTTGGATATATACATGAATTATATAAACTAGAACACCCAGACCCAAAACCAATATCTAATGATTTTCCAACTGAAATTCAAATAGGAATGTAACTAGCAATATTTATGTTAAACCATTAGAATGATTTCTTTAATCAAAATTTTAAAAACTATAATAACGGAAGGGGGTAATGTATTTACTGGTACAGAACATGATACAGATGATATATTATTAAATAATATTAAACCAACCATAGACGAATTTGTATCAACTTTAAGTAGTATATTTCCTAAAAAGAAATCAACATTTACATCTTTAAGTGATAGTAGTAACTGGTTAGGATCTACTGGTAAAAAACCAAAATCAGGAGACGTAGACTTAGCATATTCATCTGAATACTTTTTTAAAGACGGTCAAATAGATATTGAAGGGTGGGGGGTAGATCAAAATGAATATACCCAATTATATGAAAAAAATAAAAAAGCAGCTCGTTCTGCTAGTGACGAACAAATCCAAGTAAAATCATTAATTCAATTAATTGTTAAAAAAATTAATGGATCTGGAAAGGATATACATGCAAATGATAAAGCAGCTAATGGTGGTACAATTCACTTTTCGTACCCACAATATTCTGACAGTGAAAAATTAAACACAAATGCTCAACTTGATTTAGATACAGGAGATCTAGATTGGTTAAAATTCAGATATAATTCTGAATTACCAGATGATAATCAAGAAATTAAAGGATTACATAGAGGGCAATTAATGTTAGCTATGTTTGCCGCTACAGGTTATACATTTAAAAGTGGTAAAGGTTTCGTTCGTAAAGAAACAGGCGATATATTAGGTGATAAACCTCAAGATGCTATAGATGTATTTAACAATGAGTATAAACCTAAACAACCATTAGATTTAAAAATAACTAGCAATTATAATAAATTAATGGATTATGTTAAAACTAATCTTGACCCTGAAGACAAAGAAAATACATTAAAAATGTTTGCTGAGGCTTTAAGAAGAGCTAAGGCATATGTACCTGATAATATTTAAACAACATGAGTGGAGCAGCAGGCGGATCACGCATTAAAAAAGAAGATTTAAAAGCCACGATTCGTGACTATAGAGATAATGTCCTAAAACCATTAGGTCTTGATAAATCATATACCATAACTGGAGTTCGTTCTAGACCTGAAAAAGAAATATTTGGGGATATAGATGTTGTTGTGTCATTTCCTGAAGGTGATAAAAAAGAACTTAAACAAACTTTAGCTAGCTTTGTAGAACAAGTCAATAAAATCCCTGAAATACCACAAAAGAAGAACAAAAAATATTTTATACATGGTTCTATAGTTTCTATATTGTACCCAATATATGGAAAAGAAAATGAATATGTCCAAATAGATAATATAGTAACAGCGTCGGAAGAAGAAGGAAAATTTACATACAAAATACTAGACCTCCCAGCTCAAGAGCAAGGTTTAGCTTTAGGTTTAGTAAAAGCAGTATTTTCTGAATTAGATCAAAATCAAATTGATGAATTATTTAAAGATTTAGGTTTATCAAATGTTGAAAAACCTGGTGAAGATGAAGAGTACGATTTCAATCTAAATCCTTCAGAATTATCATTAAAAATAGTTAAAAAAGGTACTAGTAATGGTAAAACAATATGGACTTCAAATAAATTTTCTGATATAAAAACAGTATTATCTGCATTAGGTATAGATATTGAGAAAGATAAATTTGATACTATAGTTAGTAAGATTAAAAAATTCAAAAACAGAAGATCAATAGATCGTCTTAAAGGAATGTATGCTAGAAATATAAGAGTAGGTGATGCTGAAGTAGGACTTGAAAAAGGTATTAAAAAACAACAATCATTAGATACAGTTAATGCATTACAAGAAAAACACAATACATTAGTAATGAAAATGATTACTCCATTATTAATGGAAGAAAAAAAATCAACAATAGCTGTATTTCCTGGCAAATTCAAACCACCACATAGAGACCATTTAGCTCGTATAAATGCTGCTGCAAATGCTGCAGATGAAGTTTTAGTAATAATAGGACCAAAACCAGTAGATTCATTTACTGCTGAAAAAACATTAGATTTATTTAATTTATTTAAATCAAAAGGTTTAGTACCTAATAATGTTAAATTTATAATTAGTGATTTACCATCACCAGTTTTAAAAGCATATAAAGAATTTGAAGATAATCCTAATCAACAATATATTGGTGTCTTTGGTAAAGATGATATAGCTCGTTTTAAAGGTATTAGTAAATTACCTAATGTTAAAGTTGATAATTTTGAAGAAGCAAATGTTGGTAATTTAAGTGCAACTGATTTAAGAAATGCTATTGTAAATAAAGATATTTCAACTATTCAATCAATGATGCCTGATGGTATTAACGCTAAAGAATATATTCAAACATTAGCCGGTCAAAAAAAATTACAAGAAGCGGTAACTGATACTGAAGTAATTTGTGATAACTGTGGTTGGCGTTGGTCTATTGAAGATGGTGGTGATGATTTATATGTTTGCCATAAATGTGGACATGATAACACACCTAAATCAAATAAGACTTGGAATCTCCAAAATGGGATCGTATCTTTAACTAAATATATGTTGGATAATGAGATGAATATATCACCATTACCTAAATTAAAATTTATAGATAATGATAAAGAAAATGCAGGTGAATTATTAGGAAAAACGGCATATTATAACCCGTTAGAAAAGTCAATCACATTATATACTTTAAATCGTCATCCTAAAGATATATTACGTTCATATGCTCATGAGATGGTTCATCATGTTCAAAATTTAGAAAATAGATTAAATAATATTAATACTACTAATACAAATGAAGATGGAGCATTATCTGAAATTGAGAAGGAAGCATACGAAAAAGGAAACATGATGTTAAGAAATTGGGAAGATAATATTAAAAACAAATAAAAATATGGGATTTAAAAGAATTGTAGCAAAATCTGAAGACGATTTAGTAGAAATTATAGAAAATATAAAAGATTGGTTTAAAAACAATAAGTTTTACAAAACAGAAACAACATCAGAGAAACGTAAATTTATGGATCCTGAAACTAAAAAAATCATTGAAAAAAACATTGATGGTTTGAAGGTAATAGATCAAAATAATAAAAAAGAAACAACTATAAAATTCATTCCATTACTTAAACCAAACGAAATAAAACTTGAACTTGGGGGTGAAAATGAAACTACTATGGCTGGTAAAATTAAAAACCAAATGATGGGTCGAGGTGTATTAAAATCATATAATAAAGATACTAAAGTACCACTTAAAGAAACTATCGCTAAGTCTGAACTTAAAAAAATTATTCGCGAAGAAATATATAAAATTATTTAATATGAAAATAAATTATGGTAAAACAATAGCTGTAGCAGTTATTATAGTTGGGTTATGGTTAATTAATATGGTAGTTCGAGATGAACGAGACCACACTAATGGTTATAAAAAAACAATAGACAGTCTAAACATTGAATTAGTTAAGATTGATTCTATTCATAAAAAACAAGATGATACTATTATGATATATAAAGACAGTATCGTTTACTTAGACAAAATAATTGAAGTTAATAAAGCAAATATAAATAAATTAAAAGAAAAACATGACAAAATATATTATATCGTTACTCAGTACTCTAACGCTCAGCTTGACAGCTTTTTCACAAACCGTTACGGACACTAATTATATTAAACTTCCAATCCCTATCGCTAGACAAATAACATTAGATTTAGTTGATGGAGATAGAGCAAAAGTAGAATTAATATCTACTAAAGACTTACTTAATTTAACAGAACAATCCTCAAGTATGAAGGATAATGTTATTAGAAGTTATGAGACTAAGGTAGGATTATATGAAAAACAAATTTCATTATACGGCGAGAAAGAAAAGACATATGTTTTAAATATCAAAGAGATAGAGTCTAAAAATAAACGACTTAAGATTGAAAATAAATTAATTAAAAGAACAGGATTAACAGCTTTATTGGCTATTAGTGCGTTGTTTATTATATTAAAATAATATGGCAG